GATGGCATATGTTATATTTACTTTAATTATAAGGTAGGAAATCATGCAATTATCTAAACACTTTAAACTTGAAGAGATGACTAAGTCAATGACCGCAACTAGAAAAGGGATTGACAACTCACCAGGAGCAGGTGATATTAAAAACTTGGAGAATGTATGTTATGAAATACTGGAACCGGTTCGTGCGCACTTTGATAAACCCATTACTGTTACCTCTGGCTACCGCTCCGAGGCGCTTTGTGAAGCGATCGGCAGCAAAAAAACGTCGCAACATGCTAAGGGCCAGGCGGTTGATTTTGAAATAGCAGGCGTACCTAATATTCAAACAGCTTATTGGATACAAAACAATTGTGACTTCGATCAATTGATCCTCGAGTTCTACAAAAAAGATGATCCAGCAGGCGGATGGGTACACGTGTCATACAATGAAGCGGGCGCTAATAGAAAACAAGTACTAACATATGACGGGAAAAGCTACGAAAACGGACTTCCAGATATGGAATGGAAAGGTGGAAAAGTAGTAAGATGATGGCAGCATTAAAAAGATTAAGAAATTTTGTTAACAATAATCAAGGTTATATACTTTTAGCAATACTTATTGTAATTTATCTAAAATAGTATATATATAGAGTAAGGGTGCTTTAGGAGGCCCATTTATTAATCGTCTAAACAAGGAGGTTAAATGACTAATCTAATAAATTTAAAATATTTCCTAAAAAATAACGCAATCGGATTCGAAAGTTTTTTCGATAGATTCGAACGTTTGCCTGAAATAAACTCTGGCTTTCCACATTATAATATAAAGAAAGCTGGACAAGATGAGTACGTCTTGGAAATGGCTGTAGCTGGTTATAAAAAATCAGATATGGATGTCCAAATTCAAGATGGAGTTTTATCTATTAAGGGCAAATCTACGGAAGAGGAAGAAGACTTTGTTCATAGAGGCATAGCAAAACGTGCCTTTAGTAAGCAACTTCAATTGTCTGAATACGTGGAATGTAAAGGTGCAAAACTAGAAGATGGAATGTTGAAAGTGGAATTATTATATAATCCACCTGAAAACAAAAAACCTAAAAAAATAACGGTAAAATAGTCAATTTGAAAATTTGTGCGCGCTACGCGTATAGTCCTACGTTTTACTGGACTAAATCCAGTCTTTTAAGTCTTCTCCTAGTACTTGAGAGGCAATATTGATTTTATCACGAAGTGCTTTGACAATTTTTTCATCAACTGTGTCTTCTGCGATGATATCAACGTACGTGACATTTTTCTTTTGACCTATTCTATGCGCTCTATCTTCTGATTGAAGCCTTTTCTCTAAATCATAGCCATTAGAGTAATAGATAACAGTGTTGGCTGCGGTAAGTGTTATACCGTAGCCACCTGTAGCAGGTGTTCCAACGATAAATCTACATTTATCGTCATTTTGAAATTTACGAATATTATTTTGTCTTTCATCTTGAGGTGTAAGTCCATAATAATCAACAATAGATCCTGGACCATGGACCTTAACAACTTCTTTAATAATACTTGTAATATCGTGTTGATAATTTGCCCAGATTATGGCTTTACCTTCTAATTCGTCTAAAACATTTATTAGTTCATTAACTCTATTATTGGGAATTCTTTGAATACTACCGTCATCTGCAGTAAAGTGACCACATGTAATTTGATGCAGTCTCATTAATTGAGTCAAAACAGTCATGGTGGATGTGACTTTACCATTTAAATGAGCTAAAGCTGTTTCTTTCATTTGAGTATAAATTTTTCTTTGGTCGGGAGACAAAGTAATTTGTCTTTTAGTCCAATTCTTTTCTGGTAAGTCTAAACAATCTTCTTTTAAAACTCTATAAGAAAAAGGTTTAAGTTTTTCTGATAATTCCCCTAAATGCTTAAATCCACCCACAATTTGTATTGTTCTTCCACGTACATTTATTTTTTTCATAGTAGCATATCTCATTCTAAATGAATAATAAGATTCATGCTCTAAATGAAATGGATCTAAGAAATAACATTGACTATATAAATCTAATGGATTTTTAGTAACAGGAGAACCTGTCATAATTCTTCTATATTTAGTTCTAGGTGCAAGTCTTAGAATATTTTTAGTTCTTTGTGCTTTAGGATTTTTAATAGTAGTAGCTTCGTCGATTGCCATTAAAGTATTATGTGAAGATATAAATTTAGAAGCAAAATCAACCCCTTTAGTTGTGCTAAAAGCTTCAACATTCATAATTAAAATATGAAGTTCTTCACCAGTATTAAATAAAGTGCCTAGTTTTTTAGACTGACCTTTAGTAATGTTTGGTTGCCACAAAACTGACACATTTTCTATGTGGTTTGGTAAATGTGTAGGTATTTCTTGTTCATACCAAGTTTTAACAACACCTTTTGGTGCCACAATTAAGGCACCATCTATTTTACCTTTGTCATAAAGCATTGCAGCATTATCAATTAATACTTTTGTTTTACCTGTACCCATTTCCATGAAATAGGCATAAGTTTCCCTATTCCACGACTTTTCTAAAGCAGTTAATTGATGCTTATAAGGTTGTGTTTTAAATTTATAATTCATTTTTTTCTTCTGTATGGGTTGACATATAATGCATGATGAACTATATGTCAATACAGGAAAGATAAAAATATGAAATATGAAGAAATAAATAAGAAGTTAAATAAAGAACCAATTGTTTATGTAATTCAAGAAATACCAGGAACACAAGCAGGTAATCCAAAAATAAATATTATGGGTGCTTCTCATTATGGAAGATTTGAATTTCTGCTACCAGAGTTTTCACAAATAATATTTTCTCCAGGTCCTTTAATTTTTAAATTAAGAAAAAGTTTAAAAGAGTTTAAAGAAGGAGATTATTTATTATTAACAGGAGACCCTGCTATAATTGGTGTTGCATGTTCTATCGTTTCTGATATTACAAACGGAAAATACAATCTATTAAAGTGGGATAAACAAGAAAGAAAATATTATCCTATTACAATTAATTTATACGAGAAAGGAGACATTAATGATTGATTTTGAAAAAGACCAACAGGAGGTCGTTAAAAAAACTGACAACATACAATCTTTAGCTGATCAAGTTGAAAGATTACAAAATATACAGTCGAGACTTGAAAATGAAGAGGAAGCTGTAAAAGATACTAAAAAAGAATTAGAGCATATATCAGGGGAAGTTATTCCTACCATGATGGCAGAGATGGGTTTAGCTCATCTTAAACTTATGGATGGATCTTCGGTAGATGTTAAGCCGCATTATAGTGCTAGCATAACTATAGCTAATAAAGAAGCGGCATTCAAATGGCTTCGTGAAAATGGACTAGGAGATATAATCAAAAACGAGATATCCGTATCTTTTGGTCGCAACGAAGATAACAAGGCAGCTGATTATGCTGTTCTTGCACAAGAGCGTGGGTTCCAACCAACACAAAAGTTGAAGGTTGAGCCCATGACTCTTAAAGCGTTAGTCCGTGAGCGTATTGAGGCAGGTAAAGAAATGCCAACGGAACTTTTCAACGTATTCGTTGGAAATAAAACAACAATAAAAAGGAAACAATAAACATGAACGAAGTAACGACAAAAACAAATGCAGGTGCATTAGCGGCAGTAAATTTTGAAGCTGATGCAAATGCTGGCTCTCAAAATATGACGCAGGAAGATCTTGCGTTACCATTTTTGAAAGTCTTAGGACAACTATCTCCTGAAGTAAATAAAAGAGATGGTAAATATGTCGAGGGCGCAGAACCAGGCATGATCCTCAACACTGTCACAAATGAAATTTTTGATGGTAATAAAGGAATAAATGTTTTGCCAGTATTTTATGAAAGAAAATACGTAGAATGGCAAGACAGAGGTGAAGGGAAAGGTTCTCCAGTAGCAATTCACAGTGCAGATAGTGATATTGTAAGCACAACTACTAGAGATAAATCTTTCAAAGATCGTTTACCAAATGGTAATTATCTAGAAAACACTGCAAATCATTTTGTAGTTCTTTTAGGTGATAATCCATCAACTGCTTTGATTTCTATGAAAGCTACTCAATTAAAAATTAGTAGAAAATGGAATTCAATCATGATGGGTATTAAACTAAATGGTAAAAATGGATTATTTACACCGCCAACTTACAGCCACATTTATAATCTAAAGACTGTTCAAATGTCTAATGACAAAGGAACATGGTTTGGATGGGAAGTGACTAAAGTTGGTCCTGTATCAGATAAAGGTGTTTATGGTATTGCAAAAAGCTTTGCTGAAAGATTAGGCAAAGGGGAAGTGCAAATTAAACATGGATCTGATGAATCAAAAACAGATTCCCCATATTAATCACTAACGAAAGTTAGTTCCTAGGATTGGGCGTGGAAGCGAGAGTGGAAACGCCCAAGACAATATTATGATAGAAAAATTTAAAAATATATTTAAGGGTTTAGAAAGAGCCCATGGTTGCACTAAAGTTGGTCCTACTAATAATAATGGAGAAAAAGTTAAGGGACAATCTTTTGTAGTAAGAGAACCAGTTACAGATGAACTTTGGTTAAAACATTTACAAGGTAAACAAAGTTTAGGAATAATTCCAATTAATGATGACAATGAATGCGTGTGGGGGTGTGTAGATATAGATTCATATGCAGGATTTGATCACAAAAAATTAATAGAAAAAATAAAACAATTTAAATTACCACTGGTAGTATGTAGGTCAAAGAGCGGGGGTGCTCATGTGTTTCTGTTTTCAGAAAAACCTGTAAATGCAGAAAGAATGAGAGACAAACTTACAGAAATAAAAACACTACTAGGATACGGCGGATCAGAAGTATTTCCAAAACAAATTAGATTAAAATCACAAGACGACACAGGGAATTTTTTAAATTTACCATATTTTAATGGGGATGATACAACAAGATATGCATTTAAAGAAGATGGAAGTGCAGCAAGTTTAGAAGAATTTTATGGGATCTATAATAATGTAAAACAACTAGATGTTGGTCTCGTAAAAGTGCAGAGGCCCCAATCAGAATTTTCTGATGGGCCTCCTTGCATAGAACTTATGTCTATGAATAAAATACCAGAAGGTGGTAGAAACAATGCAATGTTTCACTATGGTGTTTATGCTAAAAAGAAATGGCCATCAGAATGGAAAAGTAGACTTACTATGTTTAATATATCTGCATCACAATTTCCATTAAGTGAATCAGAAATAGATATAATTAAAAAACAACACGACAAAAAAGAATGGGGATACAAATGTAATGATACACCTATGTGTAATTTATGTGATAAAAAATTATGCAAAACTAGAAAGTATGGAATAGGTGAAGAATTAGTTTTTCCTTTATTAGCTGATTTACAAAAAATAAAATTAGAAAAACCTTATTATTATTTAAATGTGGATGGTGAAAGATTATTTTTAGAAAATGTAAAATATTTAAAACAACAAAGTTTATTTCAAGAGGCGTGTATGGAACAATTAGATTTTAAACCACCAACAGTAAAACCTAAAGACTGGGATATGATAATAAATCCATTAATGAAGAATCACGAACCAGTAGAACCACCTGAAGGTGTAACAACTGCTGATCAATTAAGAAATCATTTAGAAGAATTTTGTTTAAACAGACATATAGGTTCTGATGTAAATGACCTTAAAAAAGGTGGAGTATGGACTAATGGTGGATATCACCATTTTGTTTTTAGTATGTTTTACAGTAAATTTTTAATTAGACAAAGATGGGAGATAAATTATCAACGTACAGCACAAATGTTAAAGGATCATTGTAATTGTGATGATAAAAAAAGAGTAGGAAAAGAAAGAACTTCTGTTTTTACAGTAAAACAATTTGATAAAAGAAAAGATGATTACACTCAAAAAGAACTTAAACCAAAGGACGTATTTTGAAAACAATAGTATTAGGACCACCAGGTACGGGTAAAACAACTACTTTATTAAAAAAAGTAGATAGTTATTTAAAAGAAACAGATCCTGATAAAATTGGTTACTTTGCTTTTACGCAAAAAGCTGCATACGAAGCTAGAGATAGAGCAATGAAACAATTTAATTATACAGAAGACGATCTTCCATATTTTAGAACATTACATTCATTGGCATTTAGAAAACTTGGTTTAAAAAAAGATCAAGTTATGCAAGCAAGGCACTATAAAGATCTTGGAAAAAAATTAGGATTTCCAGTATCTTATGCAGAACACCAAGAAGATCATGGTATATTTACTTCTGATAGTGAATATTTACAGATTATACAATTAGCACAATTACGAAACATAACACCTGAACAACAATATAATAAACGAGAACATACTCAAGATTTAGAGTTAGATAAATTACGTATTATTAGTAATGAATTAAAGCGATACAAAAAAGAATATAATTTAATAGATTTTAATGACATGATATTAGAGTTTATTAAGTCAGATAAATCTCCAAACTTTGATGTTGTATTTATTGATGAAGCACAAGACTTGTCTCTTATGCAATGGGATATGACAAAAACTATTTGGGATAAAACAGAAGATACTTTTATTGCAGGGGATGATGACCAAGCAATATTTAAATGGGCTGGTGCTGACGTAGATTCTTTTATAGCACTCAAAGATCAAATGATTAATCTTCCATTAATACAATCACACAGAATACCTATGAAAGTTCATAAAATTGCTATGGGTATTATAAATAGAATTAAAAATAGAATAGATAAAAATTGGCAACCTAAAACTAATGAAGGTAGTTTACATAGACATTTTGATGTTGATTCAGTTGATATGTCAAAGGGTGAGTGGTTAGTTTTAGCTAGAACTAAATACATGTTAAAAGAAGTAGAAGACACTCTATATCGTAAAGGTTTATATTATGAAAATAGATATAAAAGAAATTATGAAAAAGATTTACAAGATGCAGCTACAGATTGGGAACATTTAAGACAAGGACAATTATTGTCTTTTAAACAAATTGAAAAAATTTCTAAATATATGGGACCATCTCATTGGGAAAAAGAAAAAATAAAAGGTATGACTAAGGGGTCCTTTTATGGAATTGATCAACTTACAAAAGATTATGGATTAAAAACTAAAAAAGTTTGGTATGAATCATTGAATGATGCAGGAACTAGAAGAATAGAATATTTAAGAAAGATGAGAGCTAATGGTGAACAATTAAATAAAAAACCAAGAATAGAATTATCAACCATACATGCAGCTAAAGGTGGTGAGTCACAAAACGTAGTTCTTTTAACTGATCTTACTAAAACAACAATGGAAACATACGAAAGAAATGCAGATGATGAAAATAGATTGTTCTATGTTGGTGCAACACGAACAAAAGAAAATTTACATATAATAGAACCAAAAAAATATGACAAAGGATTTATAATATGACACATCCTTATGCTGAAAGTAGAAAACGAGCAAGAAAAAGATGGAGACAAAGTCCTAAAGGTAGGGCATGGGACAAAGCATATTATCAACGTCCAGAAGTTAAAGCAAGAAATCATGAACGTTATATTCAAAGTTTAATTAAGGAGTTAACTAATGAAAGATGAAATTTATAAAAAGCAAGTAACTC